TCTTCACCTCAACGGTGGCGAACATGAAGGCAAGCCCTTTGTGCTTGAGCCCGCTCAGGAATTCATTGTCGGCTGTCTTTTTGGCTGGATGGATTCAGATGGTACCCGGCGATTCCGGGCAGCGTACGTTGAAACCGCAAAAGGGAATGGGAAAAGCCCGTTGGCAGCGGGAATCGGGTTGTATGGCCTGACCGCTGATGGTGAAAATCGCGCGGAAATTTATGCTGCCGCCACCAAGAAAGATCAGGCGATGATCTTGTTCCGCGATGCGGTGGCGATGGTGGATCAATCCCCGGAGTTGGCCTGGCGGATCCGCAAGAGCGGCAGCGCCGGCAATGAGTGGAATCTGGCTTTCCTTGATTCCATGAGCTACTTCCGGCCCATTAGCGCCGACGATGGCCAGTCAGGCCCGCGCCCTCACATGGCGTTAATTGATGAGTTGCACGAGCACCGGGACGGACGGGTGATCGAAATGCAGCGAGCTGGCACCAAGGGCCGGCGGCAGGCGCTGATCTTCATGATCACCAACTCCGGGGCAAACCGGCAGTGCATCTGCTACGAATACCATGAATATGGCATTCAGGTTGCCAAAGGCGCAGTCGAGGATGATTCGTTCTTCTCCTACATCTGCGCGCTGGATGAAGGGGATGACCCTTTCAGCGATGAGTCTTGCTGGATCAAGGCTAACCCGTTGCTGGGCGTCACCATCCACAAGAAATATATCCGTGAGCAGGTGAGAGAAGCCCGTGGCATGCCCTCGAAAGAGAGCGTGGTAAAACGGCTTAATTTCTGTTTGTGGGTTGAAGCGGCAAATCCCTGGCTGAGCTTCGATGCCTGGCAGGGTGGCCTTGAAGAATATGATCTGTCCATGATGGCCGGCCGCCGCTGTAGGGCAGGGCTGGATCTATCCAGCACCACTGATCTGACCTCACTGGTCCTAGCTTTTGAGCCCATTGCTGAAGACCCTGTCTGGCGATTGCTGCCTTTCTTCTGGCTGCCCGATGAGGGCATCACGGACAAGGAAAAGAAAGACCGAGTGCCATACACAGCGTGGGTAACGCAAGGGCACCTGGAGTTAACCCCCGGCAGGGCAATCAGCAAAAGCCATGTCCTGAAACGAATCGATCAGATTGCCTCGCAGGTTGAAATTGTCGGTATGGCTTATGACCGCTGGCGGATTGAAGATCTGATGCAACTTGCATCTGACGAAGATATCACCCTGCCTGAAATGACGCCCTTCGGGCAGGGCTTTAAAGATATGGCCCCCGCAGTGGATGACTTTGAAGAGGGCCTGCTGAACGGACAGATCAAGCACAACGGCAACCCAGTGATGAACTGGTGTGCCGCCAATGCGGTGGTAGTTAACGACCCTGCCGGTAATCGCAAAATTGCCAAAGACAAAGCGACAGGAAGGGTAGATGGCATTGTGGCCGCAGTGATGGCGAAAGGCGGTGCCAAAATCGAAATTGACGACGGGCCCAGCGTTTATGAATCGCGCGGGCTGCTGGAGGTAGAACTGTGAAAGCGGCCATGATCATCGCCAATCTGTTGTTCGTGGTCGGCCTGGCCATGATTGCGGCGGGTGCAGGAATGATCTATCTGCCAGCAGCGTTCATCGTCGGTGGCTTTGGATTCATTCTTATGGCCATTGGTCTCTATCTGTCCCTTGCTCGTCAGCAGCGTTTGGGTGAGGGCGGTTCATGAATATTCTGGGCGGCCTTTTGGGGCGATACGGCGAGCCGGTATCGCTCTCTGAAATGGAATACGGTGTGCGGCGTGCGGTCAATAAAACGCAGGCCGGCACATTCGTGAATGAATATCTGGCGCTCAATCTGACGGCGGTATCGTGTGCTGTGCAGGTGATCGCCAACACCATGGCTCAACTGCCTGTTCACGTTTATCAGCGGACCAGCAAGGGCCGAGAGCCTGTTAACCAGCACCCCGTTGAAGCGATGCTCAATGTTGAAGCCAACGCCAACATGACGCCCTTCACCTTCAAGCAGACCAAGCAATCTCATGCATTGCTATGGGGTAATGGCTACGGCGAGATTGTCCGCAATGGTCGAGGTCAGGCGGTGGGTCTTGAGCTCATGGAGCCTGACCGGACGCGACCTGAAGAAAAAGACCCAGGCCGAATTGTCTATGGTTACAACGGGATGCTGGGGAAGGCTGATTTGCCATCTTCAGAGGTATTGCACCTCAAAGCGTTGGGTTACAACGGATTGGTGGGTTATTCCCAGATCCAGATGCATCGAAATGCGCTGGGTTTGGCCCTTGCTGCCGAGCAATTCGGCAGCAAGTTTTTTGCCAATGACGCCAAAAGTGGCGGCTTTCTCCAGCACCCGGGGAAGCTTGGCGAGAAAGCAACCAAGAATTTGCAGGACAGCCAGAACAAACAGGGCGGCCTGGACAACGCCTTCAAGGTAAAAATCCTTGAAGAAGGGATGAAGTTCATCCAAACCACTATCCCGCCGGATGATGCCCAGTTTCTCGGTACCCGCGAATTTCAGAATGCGGAAGTGGCCCGGATGTATAACGTGCCGCTGATTCTGTTGCACAGCCACGAAAAGACAACCAGCTGGGGTTCCGGTATTGAGGAGCTGATTCTGGGGTTTGTTCGGTTCACGCTTCAAAGCTGGATCGTGGCGGACGAACAAGAAATGAACCGCAAGCTGTTCACCCCGAAAGAGCGTGAGCAAGGGCTGTTTGTGAAATACGCCCTTGGGGCGTTGTTGCGTGGTGACATGGCCAGCCGTGCCGCTTTCTACAAGACCATGGCCGAGATCAGCGGGTTGACTGCAAACGAGATCCGAGAGCTGGAAGACCGCAACCCTCTGCCTGGTCTGGATCGCCCCTATATGCCCACCAATTGGCAGCACGTTGATCAATCAGGCAAGGGCACAGAGGAGAATGAGCAATGAAATATGCACGCCTGCTGGCAGCCATTGCCGGTGAATACTGGGCCATGGAGCCGCTAAAACTTGCGGCGATGATGGATATCGTCAAGTTTGCGGCTGAAGGTGGCAAGCTGGGCCCGGATGAAGTGGCCGCCAGAATTGACGCGGCCAAGATGACAGCTGCTCAGGATCGTGCTGTGCGCCGCAATGAAGGTGGGGTTGCTATCCTGCCCCTGGGTGGCGTGATCAGCAATCGGGCCCCAATGGTAGAGAATGTCAGTACTGATCCGGGCACCAGTGTAGAAAAGTTCGGGCGGCAGTATCGCGAGGCGATGAACGACAGCCAAGTGAAGGCAATCATTATCGATACCAACACCCCGGGCGGCACCGTTTCCGGTGTGCCTGAGTTGGCCGATGAAATCTTTACCGGGCGCAATAAAGACAAGCCGGTTATTGCCCATGTGAACGCCCTGAACGCCTCGGCGGGATACTGGATCACCAGCGCGGCAGACGAGATCGTGGCTACTCCGAGCGCCCAGGTTGGCAGTGTTGGGGTTTACACCCTGCATGAAGATATCAGCAAGTGGCTGGAAGCCATGGGTTTGAAGGAAACCCTGATCAGCGCTGGTAAGTTCAAGGTGGAAGGGAATCCCTTTGAGCCACTGTCTGACGAAGCGGAAGCTGCGATTCAGGGCAGCGTTAACGAATATTACGAGATGTTTACCGACGCCGTGGCTCGCCACCGTGGCGTCAAGACTTCTGAGGTCCGTGGTGGCTTCGGTGAGGGGCGCACGCTGATTGCAAAGCAAGCGCTCAACGAGGGGATGATTGATCGTGTTGCCACGCTCAATGAAACCCTGGCCCGGTTTGGTGTCGGCCCGCTGGCTGACCCAAGCCCCCAAGCCGCCACGCCGCGGCGCAACATGGCACAGCGAAAGCTGGGCCTTATTTCTTAACCCAACCGGATACCCCTTTCCACACTGCCAACCCTGGCGGTGGGGGATCCTATTGTCTGAAATTCAGGAGACAGACTATGAGCCTTCAGGCCCTGCGCGCAGAGCGCGAGAAGAAGGTTGCGGAAATGCGCCAGATGGTCAACACGGCCGAGGCGGAAGAGCGCGA